AGACTCTACTAGATTCTTAGTAGAAACCACATTAAATAACAACCATATCCGCGCAAAGTACGCTAGAGATGACTCAGGCAACGCACCAAGCGCAGCAAGTTTATCTATTATTGAAATGGAAAACATGGACGAGCGTAGCGCAATGACCGAAGACACATGGCGGCCTTGGGAGCAGCGCAGGTATCAAGTAGACAAAAGAATTATTGAAATAGAAGCAAATGTGAACGTAGGTGATGAATATAGTGTTGACTTTCTAGAACCAAACTATGCATTAACTCCAGAAGCAGAGATTATGCTGTGGAGTTGGAGATTTGACAGAAAACTTAGTACACCGATGGATTGGTTTGATTACCATAATCCTGACGCAAGTCCAGATGATAGAGCTAGGTTTGAAGTACAACAAGCCGAAGTCGAAGAACCTGCACCACAAAACAGACTACTGAATATCTTAAATGCCAACAATAGACCAGACAGTTAATTCGTATGAAAATAGTATTGAAGATGCCATCAATGGATTTCAACAGGATGTTGAACAACTTGAAGAGGAAGGCTTATCTACAGTTGAAATACTGGGAATTATCGCTGCAATTGACTTTTCGACCTATTTTGTTGAGGAGCTTCGCTTCTCTACCGCCATCAACTCCTTCATGGCTACAACTGAGGATATTCTTGCTGATTTGCCGAGTTTTGGGCGTGCGAGCGAGGTACAACTCGTGGCTCTCCAGACTCTCCAACGCCAAGGTATTGAAGGTGTCACCAGACAAGTAAGTAATGCAATGCAGAATGCAATGATAGCTGGCGTAAATAGTGGACTAAAAGGTGAGGAACTAAAAAATATTATGCGTACTGCAATCCTCACAAACACGCCACGAGTAGAAAATACGATTTATACAATGCTTGGTGATTATAGGCGTGCGGTCATCGGAGCTATGGCAATGGATTTACCAGAAGATACGCTATATAGATATATTGGACCAGATGACGAGAAGAATCGTCCTGTATGCAGAACATACTTATCGAGTGACCCACTTACCATTAATGAGATCAGACAAGTAAAATCAGATGGATTTGAGCATGCTGGTGGGCATCGCTGTAGACATTACTGGAGTCCTGTAGATGTTTAAATTCCAAGAATTATTAAAGTTTAGAGAATCTGATGTAAAAAAGATGGCTGAGAACGCTGTAGATAATCACAAAAGACAAATCGCTGTAGGCAAGGACTTTCAAAATGAAAGTTTTACTAAATATAGTAAGTCATATGCTAAAAAGAAAAAACAAGGACGCAGAACACCTGTTACGTTACGAGATACAGGCAAAATGCTACGTGCCTTTGATGTGCAGAAAACATTTTTAAAAAAGAATAGTGAGATACGATTCACATATGGTATCAAAAAGAATAAGCAAGGAACAAAAATGATGCAGCATAATACAGGTGTTCCAGAAAAAGGATTACCAAAGCGTTCCATTGCTGAAAATCAAGAATTAGGCGATAGAGTAGAAAATGGTATCGTTAATGATTTTGTAAATACTTTCAACAGAAACCTATCACGTATGAGCAAGACACACGTTAAAGTAAACATATAGGAGGACAGGATGTCCGAAGAACAAACACCAGTTGCACAGTCAGTGCCTGAGCCTACAGTTGATCCTGTAGGACCAGAACAAACCCAAGAACAGGACCAACAGCAACTCGAAGTTGGTAATCTGATTGCAGAGTCAAAAAAGTATCGTGGACGCGCGCAAGCAGCGGAAACAGAACTTTCTAAGCTCCGCAAAGAAATCGAGGATACTCGAATATCTCAAATGGAAGAGCAGGAACAATGGAAGAATCTTGCCGAGGAGCGCGCAAACAAGCTCGCAGAACTCGAACCCATTGTTGAATCTGCAATGAAGCAGGAAGCATCACTTCGTGCCGAACTTCTCAGTGAGATACCAGAGGATGAGCATGCAACATTTGGGGAGTTACCCTTAGAAGCATTGCGTGCTGTAGTAAAGAAACTCAAAACACAACGCGTAGCGGTTTCCAGCGCACCATCCGCGCCAGTCAATGATAGTAATGTCGATTTAAAGAAGATAAAAGATAGTGACAGGCGTTTAAATTGGAGCAACATACTGGAATCCTATAAGCGCAAATCCAACTAATAAGGAGTTAGAAAATGGCAGATGGTAACGTAACAGTAACCACCGCGGCCAAGTTCATCCCTGAGTTATGGCGTGATGCCATCCTGGACTATGCAGAACGTAAGTTTGTCTTACGTAATCAGGTGATGGACTTTTCATCCGAGATGCCTTCTGGAGATACTTTACATATCCCAAAAGTCACTGAGGAGACGGCTGCTGCAAAATCCGCAGGAAGTGCGGTAACATACACAAACAACACCGATGGTGAGGTCACCATTAGTGTGGACCAACATCATTACGAAGCAAAGCGTATTGAAGATATTGTCAGAGTCCAGGAGTCAGCAAACCTTTTTGGTGCATATGCTCAGTCTATGGGTTATGCCCTAGCTAAAAAGGTTGAAAACTACTTGGCCGTTTCAATCATTCAAAGCGCATCTGGAAATGATGTTACTTTAGGAACTGACAACCAAGTCACTTCTGCAAAACTTCGTGAAGGTTTGCAGAGTTTACTTGACGCTGGTCACGATTACGCAGATGGCGAAACATTCTTATATGCTTCACCTGCTGCGTATATGTACCTCTTGAGTTTGCAGGACTTCTATGATTCATCTCGCAGAGGTGATGAGCAGAATCCTAATGTCTCAGGTGGTGTAGGAATGATCTATGGTATGCCAACATACATCTCAACAGATTGGGATGATGATGGTGGCACTGGCGATGAAACTGCTTCGGTCTTTAAGAAGGAATCAGTGTACATGGCTATGCAGATTGCACCTAGAGTGCAGTCGGCCTATGATCTGGATCACCTGGCGACAAGCGTGGTTGCCGACATTTTGTTTGGCGCATCGTTGTCACATGGTGCTTCTAGCACGTCACTTGGTATTGTTAACTTTAATAATCCATCGTAAGATAGTAGCAATAATAAAAAGGCGGGCCTTCTGGCTCGCCTTTTTTAAAAGGAACAATAAATGAAATATTTTAAAAGAAAAGATGGTTCTGTTTTTGGCAAAGTAGATTCAATTAGCCAAGAAGTAATTGATGATTTTTTAAAAAAAGGTTATCAACCTTGCAATGAGCAAGGCGAAGTAAAAAAACCTAAAAGAAAGATAAGTCTTAAAAAGAAAAAATGAAGACTAACGACTTTTTATGTCATCGTTGCAACTATAAGTGGGAACAATTATGGTCCAAAGATGATAAAATTGCTTGCCCAAAGTGCAAATCTGTAAAGGTTCGCAAATTGATAGCAAGTCCAATGATTCACATGAAAGGAATTAGCGATGCAAGTTTACGAGAACAAGGCATCATAGATTAAATAACCGAAATGCCCATGAGAGTAGTCACGCTCGGTAAGGCATTCAAGAAGGAGAAACAAGATGGCTGATCTTTCCAAACATTCAGTGGTTGAGTCACTGAATATCAGCAGTTCTGCAAATCATTCAGTACAAAGCGCGCAAAGCGTATCTACAAGTTCAGAATATAATTTAAATGTATCTGCGGTGCATAGCATCATATTGCAGCCTAGCAGCGATATTTATTATGGATTCAGTAGCAGTGCCAGTGATATGATAAGTACGTCAAATAGCCTGTATTTAGCGGGCGGAGATACTATATACGAACTAAACGTACCTCAAGGCATTGGATCAACAGTTTATTTACACTTACTCGGCAAAGGTGCGACAGCTACTGTACGCATCGTACTAGCATAGGAGCGTAGCATGGCATCCTTTAAAAATTTAATTAGCAACACATCAGCGCAAATCTCATCTGGCGGTACAATCACAGGAGACTTAGTCATCAATGGTGATCTCCAGGTAGATGGCGGTGGCTCACTATCATTTGATGAGATTATAGAAGGTACATCGCAGATTAAAGTTGATAATGATGTGGCATTTTTAGTTGAAAAAGCTAATGGCACAGATGTATTTGTTGTAGATACTAATAATTCACGAGTTGGGATAGGAATAACGCCTACAGAAACATTGTCAATTTTTGGTGGTGTTGGAAGCCCAGCTACTTCTGGAACTGGTGCAAATGGAAATCTTGCTATTGAGTCATCAAATGGAAACAGTCTTTACATAGGCTCATATTCTGGAAGTCCTTATGGGGCGTGGTTGCAAGTTTCTAATTACACTAATCAAGCATTAACATATCCATTAATTTTAAATCCAAATGGAGGTGCGGTTGGGATTGGTACAAATTCTCCAGACTTTGCTTTGCACGTTCATGGAGCATCAGATGGTGCTGGTTATGTAAAAATATCAGATAGTAATACGGGTGAAGGTGCAACGGATGGAGCAAGGATTGGATTTAATAGTGGAGTAATGACTC